GCATCTGTGCTACCTGCTAAAGGATTTAATGTAGCAAAAACATTGCTTGGATTATCTTCTGTTTTTGTAAGTGTACCACCACCTAAAGAAAAATTATTACCATTACCACTATTATCATTTAATGAATTATTATCTTTAAACATCCAAAAACCATTATTTCCATAATTAGCTGTAGATATTCCAGGGTCAGTTTTTATTTTCCATTCTCCAGTTGTACTATCAGTTTCTCCAAATGTTGATGGTGCATAAACTGTTCCATCTATAAAATGTGCATGAGATATAAGTCCACTATAATAACCAACTATCAAGATTTTGAGATGGATAATCGCTATTGCCAAAACTTGTTTGTAATACATTATTTATATAAATTTTTATTCTATCTGATGCTGTGCTTTGTGTACTATCAAATTGAACAACAACATGATACCAACCACTAGTATCTCTTTGAATTGAACTTGTTGAAAGATAATATAAAGTACCTGCACTATCTCCATGTTCTATAACTCCAAAACTACTACCAGATGCACCAAATCCAATATAAGAATGACCACCTTGATGTGTAGTAGAAAAGAAAGGATACCATCCACCACTATCAATTTTATTCCAACTACTCCATGTATATTTTTTAGCATTAGTAGGTGAACTATTAGTTCTTGTTAAATATGTATTAGCCATTAGTTAAATTGTCCTCCACCTGTTGCACCGAAGCTAGATTGTAAAGTAAATACTCTATCTGCTGTTTGTCCTTCAGCATCTGTTGCTCGTAGTGTAAATGTATATAATGTAGCAGTAGTTGAACTACCACCGAAATCTGTTGTTGTTATTGCACCTGTAGAACTATTTAATGCACAGTTTGCTTGACCTGAACCTGAACCTATAAGAACTGCAGGAGATGAAACTTCTGAATAAGTAATTGCTGAATCTGATGTTGCTGCTACTGTTGCAACTGTTCCTGAAAAATCTCCAGCAGCACTTCCTAATGAACCTGCTGAAGTTGTCCATGTAGGAGCTGTACTTGCAGTAATAATTGCATTAGCACTTCTACCTGCATTACCATCATTGTTTTCTACTCTAACATAATAAGCACCAGTAGCTAATGTAGCTGTTACTGATAAAGCTGTTGCACTTGTAAATGATACAGCACCAGCTCTTGTTATAGCTCCTGTATCTGATTTAATAAATTCTACTATTGGTATTGATACAAAACCTGTACCTGTAATATTAAATGTTTGTGATGTAGCTGGAGAAATTGTTTGTGATACATCTGCAACTGTAGGTTTAGCTTCTACTGCATCAACCCATGTTAACTGATTGTTTGTATTTCCATTAGTAGCAAGTACTTGTCCATTACTTCCAACACTTGTTGGTAAAACTAAATTATAACTTTGTCCTGCAGAATGTGCAGGTCCAGCTATTGAAACTCCATGTGAATTTTGTGAACAGTTAAGAACTAATTTTCCATCAGCACTTGCACCATCTCCTTTAATAGTTAGTCCAGGTGTAAATTCTGTTTTAGCATTTGTTATTGCATCTGCATTTACTTTAACTTCAGTAACAGCATTAGTAGCTAGTTTGTCTGCTGTGACAATACCATTATCTAAATCTGAAGCTGTAATAGCTGCGTTTGCAGGAGTTCTTCCAACATATGCCATAGTATATTATTTCCTTATTATGCTGAGATAGTATCTACAACACTTGTAATTATATCAACAGATGAAGCTGCAGAAGCTACTGCTTCAACTGAATCTCCAGTCTGTAATACAACCTTAGAACCACCATCAATTAATTCTAAAGAACCACCTGTAGGGATAGGTGCATCTTTAATAATGTGATAAGTGTCACTACCATTCTTAACATATACAGTTACATTCACAGAAGTACCAGAAGTGTTTGCACATCTAATACCTATGATAGCATCATCTGAATCTGCTGCTGTTCTTAAAACAGTAGGAGAACCTGCATTGTTTGAAATGTCTTGTTGTAAATATCTTTCGAAATCTTGTGCCATAGAATTATCCTAATTATACCTTTTTTTTACCTGATTGTCAACAACTAGAGAGCAATAGCCATAGCTACTGCAAAACCATTACTAGCTTTATTACTAATATTAGTGTTAGCTGTATTTATTTGAGTTTGAATAGATGAAGTTACACCATCTAAAAAACCAAATTCTGTATTGTCTACTGAACCATCATGTATTAGATTAGCATTTAATCTATTAGATGAATCAATAGTTGCTTGTTTAGCATCTATTTGTGTTTGAGCATTAGATGATAAACTATTAATAAATTGAAACTCTGTACTTGTAACACTACCATCTGCTATCTTTGTAGCATCAATAGCTGCAGCAGATTTAATATTAGCATCTTCAATATTTGTAATTGAGTTACCAGTACCATCTGCATCTATAGTTTTATTTGTAAATGTAGTTGTACTTGAACCTGTAACATCTGCATTTAAAGTTACTGCACCAGATGTACCACCACCTGATAAACCTGTACCAGCTACAACTTCAGTAATATCTCCAGTTGGAACTGTAGCAACTTGTGCATCAACATAAGCTTTAATAGATTGTTGAGAAGCAACTGATGTAGCAGAATCAGATGACATATTATCTTCATCTTTAAATGCTGTACCACTAATAGAAGTATTTAATACTGGACTTGTTAAAATTTTATTTGTTAAAGTTTGTGCTGTTGATACATCAACTGTAGTTGCAGTATCTATATTTAAAGTTGCAGCTCCACTTGCAGCTCCTCCAGATAAACCTGTTCCAGCAATAACTTCAGTAATATCACCAACAGGTATTGTTGCAACTTGAGTATCTACATAAGATTTAATAGCTTTTGCTGAAGCAAGTGTAGTATCACCTGTAGCAACTGAAGTTAAATCTGTATCTAGTACTCCTGATTTTAAATTATCTACTTCAACATTTGATAATGTATTATTATCTACATCAATAGTTTTACCAGTTAAAACTTGTGAGCCAGTTAAAGTTACAACTGTAGAATCAATTGCTATATCATTTGCATTAGCATCGATACCTGTACCACCTATAACATTTAATGTTACATCACCTGATGTTCCACCACCAGTCATACCAGTACCAGCAACTACTGAAGTAATATCTCCTACAGGAATTGTTGCTACCTGAGCATCAACATATGTTTTAATTGATTTAGCACTAGCTAAGGTATCATCACTTGCTGATACTGAAGTTAAATCTGTATCTACATCTGTAATATTTGTAGCACTACCAATAGTTAATCCATCTAAAGTAACTGTACCATCAAAGAAAGCATCTTTAAATTGTAAAGAACTAGAACCTAAGTCAATATCATTAGTTGTTATAGGTACAATTGCACCATCTAATAATTTAAATTGTTCTGTAGATGTACCTGATACATCAATATGAAAACCTATTTCATCATTAGTTGTATCTATTTGAATTTTATTTAAAGGAGTAGTAAGACCTGCATCTCCAATGAGTGCAATGACTGGACCTTCTGCTGCAGTACCATCATGTTTATGTCCTGATGATGCATTAAATGCTGCTAGTAATTGATTGTATTCATTATTAAATAAAGCTGCTGTAATAGTATCACCATTATTTAATGAACTCTGTCTAGTATATCCTGCCATAATTTATCTTCTTCCTCCTGCTATGAATGAAACAAACATTCCATTTACTGAATATGGTGCATTAGTATCATTACTAAAAAATTTAAAATTATTAGAAAATCCACTTCCATTTACTAATACACTTTTACTTGGTAATGTTGTTGTACCAAAAACTGCTGTACCAAATACTGCAGTACCAAATAATGAAGCTGAACTTAAATTACCTACAGCAAAATTTCCTGGCTGAGGTACTTCACTACTTTCAAAATCATATCTAATTCTTAAATTTAAATCGTTTTGAGTTCCTTCAGGTTCAATATTAGTTTTTACTTTGTATAAACTTTTTCTTAAACCATTATCACCATAGTCCATATCTGGTGTTTGAAATTCTGCTTCAACATTTGAACCATCAAAACTGTTGCCAGTATCATGTTGATAAACATAACCTGTTTCATCTGTATGAAATAAAGTTTCTGTACCATTATTATTAACATCTGAGGTACAAAATTTTACAGGAAGTCCTTTAGTTTCACTCCATTCAAATGAAGGAATCCCTTCTGCATTATATTTAAATGTTCCTATAATTCCTTTTTGTCCAGAAGCTGCTTGACCAGATTGATAATAAAATAATCTGTATTGACTTCTTTCTCTAATTACCATACTAGAAAGAGTGTAATTAGCAAAGTTATTAATTATATCATTTACTAAAGGTAAAATTTTTCTAGATATAGAACTTAATTCGACATCATCAATTCTAGCTGTACCAGCAACTGTTCTTAATCCATCAGGTGCTAAGAAGATTAAATCTCCACCTATCTCTTGAATTGAGTTACCACTTATACAACCAATATTTTTAGTTACTGATTTGATTATAGGTGTAGAATCAAGGTTTGTCAACTCATATATACTATTTTTACAAAATATAATTAAGCTGTTTCTAAATACTTTAATACCTGTTACTATATCTCCTACATCTACAAATCCTGCAGATGCTCCTTCAAAATCATAAGGCTTTAATCTAGTACTATAATATACTAAACTAGGATTAGATGCTTGTCCTGATACTACTATTCTTTCAGCATATCTTTCAATTAATGAACAACCTACTGGAGAAGACCTATGTAATTCTTCAAAGTGATATTTATTATTATTATCAATAAAAAATTCACCAATACGATTATTTCCATCTACAAAATATAATGTACCATTTTGTCCATAAGATTCAAAGTTTGTAAATTGTAGATTAGTTTGATTAGTTCTAGGTATTGTAGTTGCTGAAGCTAAAGCACTTGATATAATACCACCTTTATAAAAAGTTAAACCATTTTGTGTACTGCCAGTATTAGCATTAGTATCTAATGTTAAAACAGTATTGCTTGTAATAGATAATACTTTATAAAAGTTACCATCAATTTTTATATCATCACCTACAATAAATTCAGAAGTAAATACTGTATTAGTTCCTGTTACTGTTGGTGAGCCTGAACTAATTGA